CCGACCAGCAGCACGTGGCCCTGCAGGCCCTCACCGCCGGCTCCACCGTCAAGGTGTTCATCGGCACCCTCAACAACGGAGCCCCTTCCCAGGGCGACCTGTTCGACGCCATCGTCACCGCCATCAGCGACACCAACGACGTGGGCGCCGTCTCCACCCGCACCATCAGCCTGACCGCCACCGGCGCTCCGACTCACTACCCCTCCCTGAGCTAAACCTTAAACCCTCACAGCTATGGCAGTCCTTGGAAACAGCCGCAAGGCATACATCGCCCCCGGGAGCTCCGGCACCCCGGAGGCCTGGCTGTCGGGAGAGCAGAGCAACAGCATCAACCGCACGGCCGAGGCCATCGAGGTCTCCGACAAGAGCTCCGAGTGGGCGCAGTTCATCGCGGGCAAGAGAGGAGCCACCATTGAGATCACCGTCTTCACGGACGACACCGATGACGGCCCTCAGCACAAGGCCCTCGAGCAGCTGCACACCGGCGGCTACGTCCGCATCTTCATCGGCCAGCTGGACGACGAGGACGCCGTAGTCTCCGGAGACCTGGCCACCGGCGTCATCACCGCGATCAGCGACACCAACGACACCGGGGCCGTGGCCAGCCGTACCCTCAGCATCACTATCACGGACTCCCTCACCCACACCGCGGAGGAGCCCGCAGAGGAGGAGGACTAAGGGATGCGCTCACTCAGGCGACAGATTGAACTGAAGGAGGGAGTGATAGTGGAAACGCTATTCACTCCCCACCTGTTCAGCTTCAAAGAGGAGAAGGGCCTCAGCCTCGAGACCGACACCGCCAACCTCCAGACCGTCATCGAAGCCTACGCCGACATCTACTACCTGGCAGCCCTCAACGCCTGGGTCCTGGACGGCAAAGGCACCAGCGAAGACTTCCCCTACACCCGCGGGGACTTCCACGAATACATGGCGGCCAACCCTCAGCCCTTCGCCAAGGACGTCGACTTCGCCGTCCGGGCGCTGACGGGTAAAACCCCCAAGCAGCTGGCCGAAGACAAAGCCGCTGAAACCAAGCCCGAAGCAGAACCGGGTAAAAAAAAAGTTTTGCACTGGATTGGGAGGCTATTGAAGCGTTCCTCATAGGGCGCTGCGGACTGACAGAAGACCAAGCCGCCCGGACCAGCTGGCACGAATACGAGCTGCGGCGCAAGGGCAAGGAGGACGAGGTCCACGAGCACTGGTCACTCGTCAGATGGCTGGCCTGGCAGGAGATGCTCCTGAGCCCCAACATCAAGCCCGCCCACAAACCTAAATCCCCGCTCACCTTTTGCAGGTTCCCCTGGGAGCAACCAGACCAGGACGAGCTCGTCGAGAAAGCCAGAGAGTACAGAGTCACCCCCGAGGAGGAGGAGGCACTTAACAAGATTTTGCAAGAATGGGATGCGCAGCACGCTCCCAAAAAGGTAGAAGACAATGGCTAAGATAGGCGACCTGTTCGTCCGGCTCGGACTCAAAAAAGACGGCTTTGACAAAGGCATCAAAGACGCCACCCAGAGCACCAAATCCTTCGGCAACACGACCACCAAATTCCTCGGAGGCGTGGCTGCCAAATTTCTCAGTGTAGCAGCGGCCATCAAGGTCCTCGGCGACAGCGTCAAGACCATGGCCACCTTCCAGAGGGCCAACGCTACCCTGGCCTCCGTCCTCAAGACCTCCGTCGCCGGCATCAAAGAGCTCACCCAAAGCGCCAAGGAGCTCGGCCGGCAGACGGAGTTCACTGCTTCAGACGTCACCCGTCTCCAGACGGAGCTGGCTCGCCTCGGCTTCCAGTCGCAGGACATCCTCAACATGCAGAAATCCGTGCTGAAATTTGCCTCAGCAGTCAACACGGACCTGGCCAGCGCCGCGGCCTTCGCCGGCGGCTCCCTTCGTGCTTTTGGCCTCACCACAGAGGACACGAAGGACCTCCTGGACGTCATGGCCGACGCCACCGCTAAATCGGCCCTGAGCTTCACCAAGCTCGAGACCTCGATGGGCATCGTCTTCCCCGTCGCCAAGACCTTCGGCCTCAGCGTCGCTGACACCGTGGCGATGCTCGGCGCTCTCAGCAACGTCATGCCCGACGTCTCCAGCGCCGCCACCGCGATGCGCAACATCCTCATGAACCTGGCCGACGACAACGGCAAGCTCGCCACCGCCATCGGCCACAGCGCCAAGACCTTCCCGGAGATCATCAGCGCCTTCGAGGAGCTCAGCAAGAAGGGCGTGGACCTCAACGAGGTGCTCGGCATGTCCGACAAGCGCAGCGCCGCCGCCCTGTCGGCATTCATCAGCAACACCAAGGCGCTCAAGGATCTCCGCGCCGCCTTCGAGGACTCCACCGGAGCCGTCGACCAGATGTACGACACGATGACCAACAACCTCCTGGGCTCCGTCCGGCAGCTCAAGAGCGCCTGGGAGGGCTTCGTACTCAGCCTCGAGAACAGCACCGGCCCCATGAAGACCGTGGTGGACTGGATGACCAAGATGGTCAACAAGATCACCGACTTCAACAACGCCGCGGAGACCGGCGGCAAAAGCCTGTCCGACAAGGCCCGGGAGGAGGGTCTGCTCGACTACTACAAAGGCCTGGCCGACAAGTACAGCCCCGAGTTCATGCGGGACTACTACCAAAAGCAGCTGAAAGCCGCAGAAAAGGCCTACAACGAAGCGATGGATGCGTGGGTAGCCCACAAGTCAAGGAAAAACCGCAAAGCCCGTGACGAGGCCGGAAAGGCCTTCTACGCCCTGCAGGACATCGGCTCCCAGATCCAGGGCTACAAGAATGGAGCGCCCCACGTCAACAACGCCCTCCAGGGCAGCACCCCGACCGGCTCCGGACACCACGAGCTGACCGACGAGGAGAAGGACCAGCAGAAGCGAGACCAGAAGCGCATCGAGGCCCTGAAGCTCGGCGCCATGATGGAGAAGGAGGCCCTCCAGGCCAAATACGACGAGAACATCAAGCTGTTCAAGAAATACAACCAGGACACGACCGCCCTCACTGAGGAATTCAGCCGCGACCTGGTGGCAGCGCTCAAGGTTGAGGTCGAGAACCCCGACGATCTCGCCGAAGTCGTAATGGACGCCCCGGAGCGGCTCAAGAAGCACTACGATGAGCTGCTGGCCATCATGAACCAGTACGGGCTCGACTCCACCGCCCTCACCCACAAATACAACATCCTGCTCATCCAGGCCGAGGCCGAGCTCAACGAGGAGTCCGACGCCCAGGCCGAGGAGGCGAAGGAGGCCGGCCGCAAATGGCTCGAGGCCTTCGCCATGATGAACGACATCGACCTCGACCCCGCAAAGACCGAATTGCAGCAGCTCACCGAGGCCACCCTGGCCACCGTCGACCGGCAGGAGGCCGCAATGCAGCGCTGGGCTGACCTTACCGCTCAATTTAGGGACGCGGTCATCGTCGGCTTCAGCGACGGGTGCCAGGAGATCATGGACCAGCTGTTCGGCCTCAGCGAGGTCAACGCCGGCGCCATCTTCCAGGCCCTTCTCGAGCCGCTCGCAGACCTGGCCATCAAGCAGGGCGAAATCCTCATCGCGGAAGGCATCGGCGTTGAGGCCTGCAAGTCCGCGCTTGAGTCCCTCAACGGCTACGCCGCCATCGCGGCGGGCGCAGCCCTCGTGGCCATCGGCGCAGCAGCCAAGAGCGGCCTCCAAGCACTGGCCAGCTCAGGCGCTCGCAATACCAGCGCATCCACCTACAGCGGAAGCTCGGGAGGAGCAGGCACGCAGACCATCGAGACCGAGCTCACCGTCAACGTCAAGGGCACCATCCGAGGCTCCGACATTGTACTATCCGGACAGCGAACCGTTAATTCTTGGGGACGATAAGAGATGAGCACCTACCATTTGAAATACTACGCGGAGGTACTGAATTTCCGCGGACAACTCACCAGAGTCGAAATCCACCAGAGGAACACCCCGCCGGCCTCCGTCCTCCAGATAGGGGACGTTTGCGGCTTGGTGCTTGAGGTCCAGGGAGGCCAGGACGAGGTCTTCATGCCCATCATCAAGACGCAGGCCCGCCTGTCGATGATCTCCAACGACGACAAGCCGACAGCGGGCGGCGTCAAGTACGGAAACTGGGGAGAGTTTTACACTCCGGACGCTACGCTGTACAAAGTCATTATAAAGACCAAGCCCAACGAAGCCGCCCAGAACTGGGAGACCCGCTGGACGGGCTACATCACCCCGGACAGCTGGCAGGAGGGCCTGGAGTACGGCAGTGCCATCACCATCACCGCCCGCGATAACATCGGCCACCTCCAGGACTTCGAGTTCTCGGAGAACCGCCCGACGGGCGTCGACGAGTACGGTCTCATCAGCATCCGCTCCCTCATCAACTACGCCATGGACCTCGTGGAGATGCCCATGACGCTCGACACGAACACAGACCCGGGCGACATCGTCGGAAACGGTACCAGCATTCTGGACTCGATGGTCTCAGCCAAAAAGTTCGACGAGGACAACTGGTACCAGGTACTCGAGAACGTCCTCGACGCCATCGGCTACTGCCTGAGATACACCGACCAGAACCGCGTGACGCTGGCCCCCATCCGTCACCTCCCGCTGGCAGGAGAGACCGCTCCTGAGACCGCAATCGGGCTGGAGTTTTACGGCGGCGACGGCGCCGTCGTGCCGGCCGTCAAGCGAGTCGTCGAGGAGCACGAGTACGACTACGAGGCAGAGGCAGATCTGTCCGTTAACGGGGACGCCTCCGTCGGAGACACCAACCCCTACACCTACAAGTGCTACGTCGAACACAAGAACCGGAACCACGTCACCAACTATCCCATCTACCACGCCGACGCACCCTACGCCAAAGTGGTGGATCCAGGTAACACGGTCTGGAAGCAGGGAGCCGACTCATGGAAGCCCGGCCAGGCCTCCGCTCTGATGGCCCTGCTGGAAGGAGACGGATGGGACAACTGCATGTTCCTGGCCGCCAACGGCCTCGACGGGCAGAGAGGGCAGAGCGAAGGGACGGACCTCCGCACCCAGTCCCTCCGGTTCCACTGCGGCACTCCAGACGTGACGCTCCGGCTCTACTTTTTCCGCACCCCCGTCACCATCGCCGTCTGGGGCCCGGACTGGGACCCGCTCCCTCCTCAGGACTGGGACGGCGTGGTACCCATGGACGAGCCGTTCTTTGGTAAGGCCGGCCTCTACAAAATCCGGTACACAATCAAGATGGAGCACGGGAGCCAGGTCTTCTACTGGGACAACGGCTCCTGGGGCGCCGTCGAGGCCATCAACGAGCAAGAGTTCGACCCCGTCGTCCAGACTACGGACGTAGAGATCCCGCTCGCAGCAAATACCGACGTCGAGGACGACGTCTTCA